GTATTTATCTTGGACATGCAAAACTTGGATGGCTCACAAAATGTACGTTATGGCGCACGTTTCTACTTGGGCGCACAGATTGCAGTTGGTGAAGATATCACCTATTGGGGAGCATAATTGAAATAATAAAAGGCGGTGTAACAGCCTCCTTTAAACACTTAAAAAATATACATAGCTATGGCATGTGAATTAACAACAGGCTTTACACTTGGATGTCTTGAAGGCATCGGTGGTGTGAAAGAAGTATTGATAGCGAATTACGATGACTTCACAAGTGGAGTTACTTATGATGCTGTTACAGGTAAAGTAGATGGATTGCCAACAGCAACTATCTATCGCTATGTGCCTTTCCGCAACTCAGGATCCTATGTTGAAACAGCGCAAAAGAATCTTGAAACAGGCACACTATTCTTTTCGCAAGAAGTAGGATGGACATTTGGAAAACTTGCGCAAGACATGCGTAATGAATTCTTGAATGTTGCAAAAGCTAAGATGGTTGTATTTGTTCGCACCAATGATGACCAAATACTTTTCATCGGTGCAGGCGAAGGTGCGCAAATGACTGCAGGCACTGTGCAATCAGGTCAGCAAAAAGCAGACTTGATGGGATACCAAGTAACTGTAACTGCTGAAGAGTTGACACCCGGTGTACACTTAGAAGATTTTACTTCAGTACCATTTGATAATTTTGCAGGTATCACTGTATCACCTGCATATTAATTGCGTTTTTTTTTGTTTTTGATTCTAATAAGGGTGGGTATATGCCCACCCTTTTTAGTAAATACTGCATGATATACTTAGCCACCAATACAGCAAATCAAACTATCTATCTTTCATTAGATGAAGGTAGGCAGTTTTACGCAACAGCATTCACTAATTATTTAATTGTGATCACGCGCGAAGAGAATAGCACAACAGGTGAAGAGATTGCACAAGTAGCAACTATTGTTAATGAGAATGTTCGCATCACACAACTTACAATTACAACAGTTGGATTAACTTTGTCGGGCAGATATCGCTATGAAGTGTATGGTCAGAATTCTCCCTCTAATACTAATCCGACAAACGCTGTTGTTGTTGGTGTGGTGGAGCGTGGTTATATGGTACTTACTGACAACATACAATACTTTGATCTGCCTGCTGTAACTATAAACAACGATGTTATCTATGGACAGTAATAACGTAGCAAAAATCCAACTGAGCGAATACACTCCGAAGAGTGATCGCGAAAAAGTAGATAGAAAAGGTTGGGTTAATTATGGTGATGATAATCTCTTCCCACAATACTTGCGTGACCTATCGCAGACATCACCAGTGCATGGTTCATTGACTGTTGCAATTAGCGATATGATTGCAGGTAAAGGGATCATAAGTGCTAACTATCAACAGCAATTAGATGCGTTAAATATCAACGAGGTATTGAACGCATCTGCATCCGATTTAAAGTTGTTTGGTGGATTTTTTTTGGAGATTATATGGTCAAATGATAGAAGTGTAATTGCAAAGATTAATCACTTGCCATTTGAAGAATGTCGCATAGCCATTAACGAAGAGGACGAATGTGAGATAGGTATTTATCATAGCTATGATTGGGCGAATACACGCAAGAAAAAAAACATACCTGCATTTATTCCGAAGTACAACGTGTTGCATAAAGCTGAAGAGCCTGTGCAAGTATACATGTGCAGCACATACACTGGTTCATTGTACTATCCACGACCTGATTATTGGAGTGGTGTAAACTTTATTGAATTAGAAAAGCGCATTGGTATCTTCCACGTAAATAACTTAGCTAATGGTATGTTTCCATCTATGCTAATTAGCTTTAAGAATGGCACACCAACACCGGAGCAGAAGCAAATGATGATGCGTGATTGGGAGCAAAAGTTAAGTGGTGAACGCAACGCAGGTAAGTTCATTATGCTTTTTGGTGAAAGAGATGTTGAGCATCCACAAATTACAACACTACCACTAAGTGATGCGGATAAAATGTATGATGTGTTAAATGGCACATCGACATCAAAGATTATTCAAGCGCATCGTGTGACAACACCACTGCTGTTTGGTATTCGCGATTCAGGTGGTGGATTTGGTAGCAACAAAGATGAGATGCAAATAGGCTTGGATATATTTATTAAGCAGGTCATTGAGCCATATCAAAGAAAGCTAACTGAAACATTTAAGTATTTGTTGCAAGCACAATTGCCTAACGTAGAATTTGACATCATACCTAACACACCACTTGCATCAAAAGAAAGTATAGTAACTGAAGGTGCAAGCACAACGGCTAATGTAGCTGCAACTGCATTGAATAGTGCGCAGATAGTATCACTCGTTGACATTGTTATTCAAAGTGCTGCAGGTGCAGTACCAGTGTCGAGTGCAAAAGCAATTGTAACTGCTGCATTCCCAACACTACCTGCTTCAACTATAGATGCAATCTTTGCAGATGTAATTGCAGGTTCATTACAACCAAGCGAAGTGATTCAATCTGCTCAATTAAAAAAAAAAGTAGCTGCTGCTGAGGAAAGCTACGAGCCAACTGATGAGATGGCTACTGAAGCAGCATTAGGATTGAAGTGGCGCGATGAGTATGGTAGAGGTGGCACTGAAGTAGGAGTAGCACGTGCAAGAGATATAAGCAACAAGCGTAATCTTTCACTTGACACAGTGAAGAGAATGAACAGCTATTTTTCGCGCCATGAAGTGGACAAAGAAGCAACTGGATGGAATGATGGTGAAGAAGGATTTCCAACTGCAGGTAGAATAGCATGGCAGTTGTGGGGAGGTGATGCAGGTGCTGCATGGGCAGCTCGTATTGTTGAGCGTGTAAAGAAAGAAGACATGCATGAGTTTGATGATAACAAAGTTGCACAAGCATTGATTGCATTAGGTGAAGACAAACCTGATGATTGGATTTTGATTGATGAGTATGATGTCGATTACGATACTGATGATGAAGACAACGCACGAATTCAATCACACAACTTTGTTAGCACTGGTACTGCGCGACCTAATGCAAAGTCATCGCAAGATGAAACTATTGAAGATGTAAAATTTTACACTCGATACAAATACAATGGTGAGATACGTGCAAACTCTCGTGAGTTTTGTCGCAAAATGATTCAAGCAAATAAGCTGTATCGCAAAGAAGACATAATGCAAATGGGAAAGCAGATTGTCAATGAGGGATGGGGTGCGAATGGTGCAGATAAATACAGCATATGGTTATACAAAGGCGGTGGTGCATGTTACCACACATGGAGAAAGATGACATATGCAAGTGCAAAAGGATTTGGTCTTGACTTGACTAATCCTGATTTAAAAGAAGCAATGGATGTGCGTGTGCGCAAAGCAGGTTACAAGGTTCGCAATAATTATTTGGTAGAAGTTGCACCACGTGACATGGCGAATCGAGGTTTTTTACCTGATAATTGAACAGTATCTAACAACTAAAATCACAACTATGGCAGAGGTTCTATTAATATCTGAGAACTACATTAAGAAATACACAACGGTAAATGGTAGCGTTGATCCTAACATACTTTACGCTAACGTATACTTAGCGCAAGACAAATGGATTCTTCCATTTTTGGGAACTGATTTGATGAATAAGATTAAAGCAGATGTAGCTGCAGGTACTATCACTGGCAACTATCAAGTATTACTTGAAGATTACGTGCAGAAAGCTTTGTTGTGGTGGTTGATGGTTGAAGTCACACCATCGCTATGCTATCGAATGGATAACGGCACACTGGTGCAGCGTCAAGCAGAGGACACTGTGGCTATTAGTGATGCTGTTATGAAAGATATGATGGATAGAGCAAGGCAAAACGCAGAGCATTACACTAAGATGCTCGTTGATTATTTGTGTCATAATAGTTCGCTTTTCCCGGAGTACACAAGCAACACATTCCCTGATGTGTCACCACGCACAGACGTAACTAACACATGGAATTACATGTTTAGCCACGGCAATACTGCGACATCGCATACACCGTGGTATCAAAATATCATTAACCGAATACCATAGCATGAATAGAAGTGAAAAGAGAAAAGAGTACACTGAAATTTTGCGCAAGTATGAGCGTGAGTTAATGCAAAAATTGAAATCAGTTAAAGACGGTGAAAAATCAAAAGACAAAAAGTAGCATGCTAAAATCAATGCGCTACAAGTTGCAGCTACTCGATGGCTTTTGGTCGATTCCAATTGCATTTGTGATATTCGCTGTGAGTGGTACACTATCGGTTGCGTACTTCAATGATGCAATCATTAGCACCGAATACATTCAGTATGTAGTGCTTGCAGGATTAGTGATGGTGTTTGCAAATTTCATTGTGTATTTGGGCATCAATTTTAACTTTCGTGCTTTACAGCGTGAGGTCTATTCGCGTGAGATTAAACAACAAATAAAAAGTGATTTAACTACATGGCAAAAGGTATGCGTATATCTGCTATTGTACTTTGCTTACTTTGCTTCTTTCCTATTTGTACTGCACTTGCTGATGACGGTTACTGCGTAAGAGTAACTGCATCATCATTTGTTGGCGTAAAAGAGAAAGGTGGCAACAATGAGAACTTTACTGATGCAAGTCTGCGCACACTTTTGAAACAACAAGGTTGGAAGCCTGGTTATGCGTGGTGTTCTTTCTTTGTTATGGCAATGCTTTACGAGTGTGGTATACCTAACACCATCACAGGTTGGTCACCTACTGCATACAATCGCAATGATGTCATTTATACTGATGGCAAATTTGTAAAGTCATACAATGATGCAGATGTATTAGTGATGACATTGAGCTATGCAACCTTTAAAAGTAAACGATATAAAGGCATCGGTCACACAGGCATAGTAGATAAGATTAGTAAGTTTTCGATACGCACTGTTGAGGGCAACACGAATGATCAGGGCATGCGTGATAGTCGCACACGTGATGGTGTTTATTACAAGATTAGACCACTCACAAAAAATATACATATTACACGATGGAAAAAAACGAATTAACGAATCCTATCATTTATGTTGGTGCAATGCTTATTATTGGTGTTGTATTTATTCTGTTATTTAAGGGATGTGATAGCACACCACAACCTGCAGTAGATAGATTGCAGACTATCAATGATTCTCTCTATCGTGCAATAGAAAAAAATAATGAAATAGCTAATAACTTGTATGCTCGAATTGATAGCATAACGCTGTTGAGTGATACAATTATTAGTCGTCAAGAGATAACCAACAAATACTATCAAAATGAAGTGTATCACATTCTTAATTCTGATGATGCTACTGCCAATGCACAGCTTCGCACAAATCTCAAAAAGTCCGACAGCCTCTTCAAGACGGGTTTTTACAACCGGACTTACGACTTACGATACTCACCTGTTGAATCTCAACTTCAGTAGCATGATGTACTGGTATGATACAGCTATGGAAATTGATTCGCTGTATCAATTAGAAAAATTGAAGACACATTACTACGCAAAGATTACAGGTATTCAAGCACACAACTATCAAACCCTGCAAGAAATCTATGACAACAAGCAAGCGATTGAAAAAGCTATTGGTGCAGAGAAAGAGATGCAGATAAAAGATTTAAAAAAGCGCAACCGAAGATTAGTAGCACACAATGTAGTGCTATCATTAGGTGTTGGCGCACTTGCAATATCAACCGTTTACTTTGCTATTTTTTAAAATTATGATGCAGTTAGAACCACGTGATGCAGTCACTATCTTTATCGGAGCTGCCTCTTTGTCAAGTCTATACTATGCGCTGAAAAAAAATGTAGATAAGATCAATATAACTGTGCGTAATATGGACACACATCACAAACGAGAGGTCAGTGCTATACATCATCGCATTGATGAAATTAAAAAAGACACGCAGTCATCTATTGACAAAATAGAAGGCAAGATAGATAGCATAAGTAATAGTGTAAATATCATAAACGCATCATTGTCTGAATTAAATGGCTACTTAAAGGCACAAAAAAAATAACTTATGGAAAATAGTCGTGAGCAGTATCATCGTGAAATACATGAATTAGATGGGTACATCAGTCATCGCGTTTTGGCGATAATTAAAAAGCACAAATTACCATACAGTATGGATGCCTTAGAAAAATCTTATAGACGATGGGCGCAAAAAATTGAAACAAATACTGAGTTCAAAAATAGTGAATTAAACAATGATGAACTGGACAAGTTAGAGCATAAATTAATAGACTTTGATATAATGGTAAATGAGTTGCAACCACAGCACAACCAGTATGGCTTACCGGAATCATTAGAATCGAGTTATAGCGCATACAAATTACCAAATAATCATAACAACATACTACTGCTTTCGGATATTCATGTGCCTTATCACAACATCGAAGCACTTACTGCTGCGTTGCGTTATGGGTTAGAGCATGAAGTGAACACAATACTTTTGAATGGTGATGTGATAGACTTCTATGCTATCAGTCGTTTTGAAAAAGATCCACGAAAAAGAAATTTTGGACACGAGGTATTGATGACTCGTGAATTTTTGCAGTCACTGCGCAGACTTTTCCCACATGCTGCCATTTATTACAAGTGTGGCAATCACGATGCGCGATATGATTACTACATCATGCGCAATGCACCTGATCTTTTAGGCGTAGATGAATTTAGTTTTCAATCACTGATGCACTTAGATAAGTTAAATATCGAATTTGTTCCGGACAAACAAATCATTCATGCAGGCAAGTTAACAATACTGCATGGGCATGAGTTAGGTAGCTCAGTATTTTCACCTGTAAACATTGCAAGAGGTTTGTATTTAAAAGCAAAAGACAGTGCATTGTGTGGACATCATCACCAAGCTTCTGAGCATAATGAGCCGAACATCAATGGGAAGCTTACTACTTGTTGGAGCGTTGCATGTTTATGTGAGTTGCATCCTGATTACCTACCAATTAATAAGCACCATCATGGCTTTGCACATGTGCAAGTTTTGGATAACGAAGATTTTGAGGTAAGCAACTATCGAATTATTAATGGTAAAATACGATGAAAAAAAAACATCCCAAAGTGATACATCGAAAGTTGGGTAGAGAGAAAGCAGATGGATTGTATTGCGATAATATAATTGAGATTGATCCAACACTACCACCAATGCGCTATCTCATTGTGCTAATTCACGAATACTTGCACCACATACAACCTGAATGGGTAGAGGATAAAGTTGATGCTGAAGGTGAAGCACTGGGTAGATTTCTTTGGAAGCAGGGCTATCGCAAGGTATCGCAATAAACTATATCAAAACTTCAGATCGCTTTCATTTTTTTTCTTTGTAAATAGTTCGTGATTGATTCTTTTCAAGATGCGATATATTTGATATGCACGTTTTGCATCGCCTGGTATTTCACCCAAATACTTATATTTTAAATTGATCAACTGATCATAGCTGAATTCACTGAGTTGTTTTCTTGTCATCAACTTTGTATTTTTTATTTGTTTCGCTTATTGATAAGTTATGTGTAATTGCTCCATACTGCTTCGACAGTCTTTACCCTTTGCCCTTGAATTTCTGTAAGAGCCGTAAAAGGTAGCCAATTAGCTTTGGTATTCTCACACACAATAACCTGTCCTTTTCGTGTTTTGCACCATTCGGCAAGTTCTTTATAGTCAATACCATTAACCGAGTAGTGTTCACCGCCAAATTGATATGGTGCATCAATAAACCAAGTCGCTTCAATGTCGGGTAGGTTTTTGTAATCGCCAAATTGAATTTCCCAATGTTTGATTTCTGGTAAAAGTTTTGCAATTCGTTCCAAAGCAAATGCCGTTGTGCTTGCCCAATTTGGCTTTGATGCTACTTGGCAACTCCATTTTTGTACAATACTTTTTGGTGCTATACTACCTCTGTTTATACAAAAACCTATCAAGTCCTTATGTGCTTTCTGTAAATCAATTTGGCTAATATCCTGTCCTGCAAAAAAGTCTTTGTGTTCCATTATCAATTCAGAACTTGCCTCTTTTATCAGCCATTTCCAAATGTCGTGTATCACTTCATACTTTTCGTTCAATAACACATTTTTGTTTCGGTGCAAAACACTATACCAAGCTGCGCCTGCAAACGGCTCTATTATTAAGTCGTATTTAGGCAAAGGGTAAAGTTTCGCAATCTTATTTTTACTTCCGTAGTAACTAAACATTTCCGTCTCATAAACCGCAACTACACATAACAGCGGTTTGGCGTAATGCCGCTATCAAGTGAGTGCGTAATTTTAAAATTTGTACAAGCGGCACATACGCCAAGCCGCAAAACGTTATGCCCCATTGCCTAACATCCATTCGATAGCATCTTCAAATGCAATAGAATACAATGACTCTTTTATTACTCCTAATTTAAATCCCTGCTTAATTCTTTTACCCTTGCTTTTATTAATTGCATCTGCTATCATTTGCCATTTTTCATGTTCAGGCAACGAAGGCATAACATCAGCTACCCGCAAGGCAGGGATTTGTTGTTTATCGGAGTTCTGTTTTTTTTTCATCTGTATTGTTGTTTTAAAAGTTTATACTATCTAATTCTGCCCTGTCGGGTAGCCGCAAACCGTTAATGTTTCAAGATATTCACGCCACATCGGTACACGCTCAACCAGTTTATCGATAGCTGATTGGTCAAACTCAACAATCTTCTCATGTATGCGCTCAGACACTGGTATGTCGTATGTCCATTCATCCAAATTAGTTTCAAGTTGCGCATTAGGATTATCATCAATGAACTTAGCCATGTCGTATATCATGTTGCGCTCAATCTGCTTTGCTTTGCTTTTGAATTTATCATTATCGACAGCATCTGCACCACGATCTATCACACCCATTCTACGTGCAAGTCTATACTTCTCGTCATTAATTAATTCCAATGGTGCGTTGACTAACACGAAGCAAAATGTAGCTTTTGGCGCACCTGTCAACCAACAGTATGCCTGCCCCTGCCAATAGTAGTCCTTGCTTATCTCAGCGATCTTAGCATCGTAGAATGTATGTAATGACCAACTGCTTTTGATGTCGGGTATGTTAGTGATTTCGTTGTGGTCATTTGTAATTATCAAGTCGGGTAGACCAGTGATGAAATCATTTGAGAATCGCTGTGTATTTTGAAATACTATTTCACCTGCATGTCTGCGCCACACATCTATGGCATCACGTTCAACAGCTAATCCTTTCTCGACATATTTGTTGCTGAAGTCATTGGTGCGCTTATACTTTTCGCGCAGATATACATTGAGCAATTCGCTCTTGCATGTTTCGCTTAGACCTGATTTAGTCCGTGCATCGGTCATCAACTTACCAAGCGATGACGCTCGAAATAATACGTTATTCATTGTGTGTTTTGATTTTGATTGAAACAAATATACAACTAATCTTTTACGAATGTTTCGCGCTTAGCATTCAATTCGTCTATAACCTGCTCAAGTATTTTAGCATCTAACTTCTTTTTGATGTCTTCACATGCTTGCAAAGATTTTGCTTTAGATATCATCTCTTTCGCAAATACTAAGTCGGTGTCTACTTTCACTTCATCGACATCGACATATACAACTTCATCACCACTCATGTCATTTACGATAGCCTGGTCAGTTACAATAGCCTTTTGCATGTCAACGCTAAGTGGTGCATACTTCGATAGCAGAAGCTTTATCACCGTCTTGATAGCCATTGCATGGAAGTCATCTTTCCAAAGTCCAAATCCTTTCTTAAATGTCTGCGAGTATTTAGTGCCATGTGTCTGCAATTCTGCGGCACTCATGTAAAGCACTTTTTCAAAGCCATTCAGCAACTGAAAGTATGCAGCATAGCCAACAACTACATCACTTGTTTTGCCTTGCCAATTAAAGCTAATACCACCGAATGAATTATCATTCACTAACTGACCTTCATACACTGGCTTTGCATCTATTGACTTGAATTGCCCACTACGTTGTGCAAGTTGAATGAAACCTTTGTAGCCAAGTTGAAATTGTGCTACTGTCTTATATGCACCATCTTTCTGCCTGGTGTTATAAGGCACTATGTAGGCGAATCCAAGTGAGTTGTTAAGTGGCAGGTCTAACGTGGCAGCGACCATTGCGCTGTTTAGAATTGTATCAGGATCTGCATTTTTTAGCAGTTCATTAGACTGCACGATTTGCAATACTGATGTGGTGAATGTCGATGCTCTTTTACCTAAGATTTGTTGCAATCTTTTCGCGACATCTTCGCGATTAAACATGCCCTTTAGCGAGGAAATAGTTGATACTTGTGTCATGTGTTTTGATTTTGATTAGTTACAAATATAGTGAATTAATAGCGCATCAGGCAGTCGTTAATTTCTTGGCAATAACTAAGCATTGCATACACGATAGCTGCTGCGATGATGTAGCGTAGAATGGTTGGTACTTTTTTCATAATGGATATTATTAGTGATTGATTATTTAGCTTTTGAAATAGTGTAACCAGTAGCAATGTGCTTCTTTTCAATGATATTGAATGTATATGTGCGGTTAACTGTGTACACGTTGTTGCCCTTCTTGCTAACGCGTGTTTCAGTGATTACATCGTCTGCACGCAACTTATCAGGAGCTACATTAGTTACCTGCTGAACAGCTGACTTTACCAATTCAGTAACTGCATACTCTTCTGACTTAAAAAAAGCATTGAATTTGTGGAAGATTTCAGTCGTGTGCTTTTCAGCGTTATGCACCATGATGAATTCCTCATCACCAGCCAACCATCTGCGGTCACCTGTGCAGTGGTCACTAACACGAATCTTTGCGCCCTGCCCAATGTTCCAATTCAAAGCGTTATTGTAGTTCACATACATGTAACGGCTATGACCATACTCAGTTATGGAGTTGCTACCGATTGATACTTGAAAGCCTGCAGCTTCAAACATTGCAACTGTGTTGCTGAATACCTCTTCTACTTTTTGGTTAGCTATGCGTGTCATTGTGTTCGTGTTATTTGATAGACAAATATATGCGCAAACTTTTGCTCATTCCAAATATTTTTGAAAATATTTTTTTGCTCGCTCAAAATGAGCAAGTTAGCTGCTAAAATCTTTACTTTAATCTTTACATTTTAGGCATTACGCCCACGAATAGCTGCCATAATTCGGGTACAATTCAAAGTACATGCGCATCATTATGGCATCAGCATAGTCGGGTGACTTGCCATGCATACGTGAAATCTCTTCTTTGTTAGATACCGATAACTTACCATCTGCTTCAGGTCTTCTGCGCCTTATTATGTCAAGCTCCTGCATAATTATATCTCTTTTATCCATCACTTCAAACACCACTTTATTGTATTCGATGAATTCTGCAAGCTTGTAATAGCACTCTGCTTTTTGGTTAAGGAATTTGTCTGATGCTTTGGCACGACCTCCATTTAAAAATCCTCTGCACTGAAGCATGTCAACACATCCACCACCAATACCATCTTCATCCACTATCACGTTGCTTAATTTAATTGAATGACTGGCGCACAAATCACGAATGACTTGCACTGTTGTAGTGATAGGTTGCTTTCGATATTCGTGCATCTCAATCAATGATAACCCATGCCACACACACACAACCGTTCTATCCATTCCAAGCCGTGCAACGTCTGCACTAATAAACTTTTCACCTTTTCTTTCTTCACTACGAAAGCACCGCAATAAATCATCATACTTGAAAAGATTATCGATGCTATCATCGTATTCCCAATCTCCTTCAAGCAATCTCTTTCTATCCACTTCAGGAAGTGAGCGAAGTGTTTCGATGTAGCTTTCGGGTAGATACACGTTGTCACCGGGTAGCGATGCAATAAAAGCATACAATGGGTGCAGTGTTCCATCTTTTGAAGGCTTATAAAAATCATTGTAGAGATATCCCTTTGCAGGATTGCATGTGAGCAATGTCTTAGGTCGCAAATTGAATTCATTTAACTTGTAACGAATACGTGAGCGCACAATATCTACTGCTTTCTTACTAATTTGCGAACACTCGTCTAAAAAAGCATCTGTGATTTCAAGCGAACCTAAGCTATCAAATGATGGATCACTTGGATATGCGAATAAATCTTTTAAAATAATCTCACTACCATTATCGAATGTGATGATA